AAAGGGTACGATAATTTTAATGCTTGTTGTTTTGTTTCTGTTTCGGTATTAGTATAAACTAAAGTATTAGCTAAATCAAAAATCGGCGGCACGGTTTGGATCTGAGCTTGAGCCTGAGCTTGAGCCCTAACTCGAGGTTTCCTACTTGAAGTAAACGAGTCTCCAATATCCATATCAGTACTATCACCTAAACCCTCTAAACCAAAAATCGGCGGCACGGTTTGGATCTGAGCTTTCTTACTTGAAGCACCCTGGGCTCCGGTATCCATATGAGTAATATCATCTAAACTAATAGAAAGACTACAGTCCGCATATCTGGTCTGATTTATTTTGCGAAAACCGTCTGGTAATTCTAATATAGGTTTTTCTCTTTTTTTTATGTAATCAATAATGTAATATATATACTGTGGATATAATATGTAAATTAAATACAGTCTAATATATGTTTCGGACAATATATATACTAAGTATGTATAATGCTTACCTGTTAATATTTTATAGTTTTCTTGCATAGCATCTTGTTCCAAACCACTCTTAAATTTTGGAAATTTTTTAGATGTTTCTGTATTATAAAATTTATCAATAACATCTAAATTATAAGCAAGGTGTTCAGTGTTATCTTTTACAGCTATTTTTGCTGCTGCTGTTCTTGCCGCTGCTGCTATTGTTCTTGTTTTTGCTACTGCTGCTATTGTTCTTGCTTTTTCTGCTGCTTCTGTTTTTGCTGCTGCTGTTTTTGCTGCTGCTGTTTTTGCTGCTGCTGCTTTTTCTGCTGCTTTTTCTTCTGCTTTTTCTTCTGCTTCTGCTTGTTCTGCTTTTTCTATATTCATTTCATTGCGTTCTAAAAATGTTATAGAATCAGCACTTTCTAATGAAATATATGGATTAAAAAAACGCCTAATTTTAAGTTCGTAATTCGTCGCATCTGATGTTTGATTATAAATCTCTGAAATATATATACATTCAAGTGCAAGTCTTTTTGAATAAATATCACATTTTGATCTAAATTGATTAAAATATGTTAAAAGCCATGAATAAGACATATTACCTTCTTGATATTCCTTCTCTAAACTTTTATACGAATTTATAGGTAATTTACTTATAAAATCTTTATATTTTTCATAAGTAAAATTTTTACGCATTTCTGCAGTAGCTGTTCTTGTTTGACTAGCACCATTACAATGCAATTTTGTAATTTCTAAATAAGCCTCAAAACATCTTTTAAAATTTCGTTCTTTCTTATCATCATCAAGCAATTTATTATTATGATCACTTAAAATACTATCTACAGATGTTTTAATATCAGCTTTAAATTTTGATACTTTATCCGACAAAGATGCAGGATTCCCATCCATATAACTATCAAAAGGCGCCTGCGACTCCACCTGCGACTCCGCCGGCGACGCAGGCACCTGATTATGATCTGGAACATCAAGGTCACCAAATATATATTTTAAAATGTCGCGGTCACCATCAGCTATAATGGAAAGAAGTTCAAAATTTAGAGTTAAAAATAACATCTCTTCGCAAATATCTTGCGCGTATATCATACGCGTGTTTGTTTTCATTTTTCTAAATGGATATATCGCAACTTCATAACCACCCCCCCCTGTCATGTTCATATCAGAAGGCACATCAGGAGGCACATCAGGAGGGGTCTTATCAGAGGTCATACTAAGGGACGTACCAGATGACTTACCAGATGACTTACCAGATGACTTACCAGATGACTTACCAGATGACTTACCAGATGACTTACCAGATGACTTACCAGAGGTCATATCGGGGGTCATATCAGATGAAGTACTGACAACAATCCGGGGGGTATCTATCCGTGGGCGAGATAACGATGCATGAACATTAAACAAGGACACTTCTGCAAATCTATTCCAAGCGTCCATAAAAGCATGTTTATAAATAAGTGTATCAATCAAAATAGGGCATTTAAGTAATAATGCTATAATAAATAAATATCTGTCATTTGTTGTTAATATACAACTACTACTTTTAATAAAGTTAGCTAAGCTTTCTGTATCTTTTAACTTAATAGTATCAATAGTATTAAACACAAGATTTTCTACTATTTGATTAAAATCGCCAGAACCTTTATTTAATACAATAAATAGTAAAAATATTTTATTAGCTTGTGCGTCATTATAGTTTAACTTTTTTAATCCTTCTATAAATTCTTGTTTAAATGGATGACTGCGCTTTCTATTATTTATAAACTCACAAACTGTTCTAACTTCAAATATTTTATTATTTTCTAAAATACAATCAAAAGAAATTTTTTCCTGAAACTGTTGCGGTAGCGGTGGGGGTGGCGGCGGTAGCGGTGGCGGCGGTAGTCTTTGTATAATGGTAGTTGTAATCTGTGTTTCTTTATTTAAACTATACAAAAATTTTGATTGTTTAGGTTCTAATAATACATATTTAAAATATATACAACGAGACAGTTCGCCGCTCGGTAGACCACTACTCGTTGTCGGTGTGGCATATTGAGGATTTAAAGTATATATTAATTCACTTTGAAAACTTGTATAAAATAAATAACCAAGATTAAAAACAAATAATTCTACTCTACTATTTTCGGTTTTATCCCTTTGTCCAATGAGATAATGGTCATCGTTAGTATAATGACTTGTTTTCGCAGTATCTGCTAACTGTGCAATAAAATTTAAAGGTTTTTTACCCTTCATTTTTTCATTTATCTCATCATTTGCTGTATCGCGAGCGTAATATTTTGATTCAAATTTGTCATTAGGCAATTTTTTCGTAGCCGAAATAAGCTCTACTTCCTTTAGTAATTTATATACATCCATAGGTTTTTGTGTTACATCACAGCGTTGTCCTTGTAAATCATGATTCCTATCTTCTTCAAAAGCTCTTTGTAATTTAATTAAAAAAGCATTATCACCTATGCCTGAAATGTTACTGTGTTCTGCAAATATTTTCTGTATAGATTTACCCTTTATAAATGAATAAAATTGACTAATTAATGTTAAGAATTCATTATCAGTAGCTGCAAAATCATCAAACATCTTATCTATAAAATCTTGTGTTGTATCACCAATTTTTACATTATCAATTAAATCTCTTAAACATACAGCAAAATTTACTTTAGAAAAATTATAAGACTTACTTATACAATCGGAACCATAATTTGCACTTCCAAATATTGATGACATTTGGATTATATAGTATTACCACTAATTTATTAGTATATAATAAGTTAGGATATTATCACAAATCTTTTAATTTAATTAATAATAATCTTCAGATATACCAAATTATTCTAAGATGTTGGAAGCTATAAATATATAGACTATCCATAGCAATAATGGTAATATATATAGTGCAGCATTGGAGTTTTCGCTAAGAACAAGTAAGAATATTATGTAGGTTATTAGAATGTAAATTATATTTAGGAATTCAATTTGGTTACGATTCTTTCCGAGAGTTATGAAAGGATATGTCAATGTATATATTATGATTATTATAATAGCAACAGAAGATATATTATTCCGCATTAAATAATAAGAATATCCCAAGAAGCCTATCAATATCGTCCATATACCTAATATGAAGTATTCTCTCGACTCTCTGGGAATATCAGAAGAATAGTCCTCTTCTAATAAAATATTATTGTATTTCATATAAAAGTTAATAGATATCAATAAGATTACAGGGATAAGTATAGATAAATATAATACAATATTCATTTAATATTATATAATAAAAAATATTAAGTTAATAGCTTTTTCTTATTAATTTCGCCCGGATTCCACGAAACATATATCATATTAACATTTGGTTCGGGAAGTATTTGAACGAAGAAGCCATTATTTCTCAAAGATTCTACTATGTATTTTACACAGTCTTCTATTTTATATAGCGGTTTGCCGTATATATAATACGGTATCTCATAAAATATATTCATTCCGCCAATAGTCGCCGTATTCTTAATCTTCTTATGACATATATTAATTATACTATCAAATGTGACATATTTTGAAAGCTCCTTCTTGTCCTTCAATGTATATAGTTCTGCTAATGATATTTTAGGAGGCATTGGTTTAATATTTATATATATTTTTTATATAATCATATATATTCATATATATTCATATATATTCATATATATTTACCGATAGTTTATAATTCCTTGATTTCATTTTTCTCTAATTCGTAAGATGATAACATATTGAGGTTCGTGTATTTCGCTTCTTTATTAACATCCAACTTGACATTCTTGAGACCGGTTCTAAAAAGCTGATTGATAGCATCGGCTTCAAGGGCATAATTATAATATTTTAAGTCGCCCATCTTAACAATTCCCGAAATATCAGTGGGATTATCAATATTATATTTCTCATCATATTTAATAAAATTCATATCTAAATAGGGCAGGTTCTTTTCTATTATATTACTTGCTTCTCCTGATGTTTTACGACCAGGACTTTTTGCACTGTAATTCATATCAAAAACCGGGTTGATATAAAGGGGCGAATTGTTATTTTTAAATGTAGCCGAATATATATCTTGGTTGCTACCATATATGGTCTCTAATTTATTTTCAAATATGAGCAAACCATTAATATATATTCGGCATATAGCGCGATTTTTAGTTAAAATATTATTATTGTCCGCAATTTCCTTCATTACAATTGTAACCATAAACCATTTATTACTGAACTCTATATCATAGACGCCTATCATATTTTTATTTCTATCCCACCAAGGCTTATTGTTGTCTATGCTATCACAGCGATTATATTTGGAATTATTTTGATATGAATCAGGCGATAATATATTGTTGTAATCTACAGCCAAATTTTTACCATCGGCACTTAATCTTACGAGCGGATTTTTTGTAAGTAATACAGGGTGTTTTATTGATGTATTATCCGTACTTTTATACATACAATTATAATTAAAATCATTATTGTAATAAAACTGCTTTTCGCCTTTTAGAAACAATAATATATCTTTATTACTATCGTTTTTCAACTGCGTTATTCTTCCCTGATCTACATATAACCAAAAGTTATAAGTATATTCAGCACCACCTTGCTGATTTATAGAAGGCGATATATCTCTGTATTTTTCGTGCGCTCTGTTCTTCGTATTATATTTCAATTCTCTTATATCATTAAAATCTATGATGCCGTTAAATATCTCAGTCTCCTTTCTAATATCATTATTACCTTTAAACATATGATGTAATTCAATAAGGTATATATTATAGGCGACATATCCCATTAACAATAATATTATTAATGCTATAATAACTTGGGTTACAGGGTTATACTCCATAATTTGTTTATCTCTATCTATTTAAAATATGGAAATAAAAATAATAATTTTATCGGTTAATTGCGTTTATCCGTTTATCCGATTATTTTGATTATTGTTCTAAAGCATCGGAACCTTTAATTTTATATATGGGGTTTCTTATTCCGTATGCCGATAATCCCATAGAAGCTAAGACCCCTTTCATCGGTCCGGCGCTATACTCTTTATATATGTCGTTTCTATTCATATCATAATTGAATATGCTGAACTTGCTTATTAAACCCGAAAATCCATAAGTTGTGCTACCAACCTTATCGCCTCCAATATGTAGCTCGCCCTCATTATTTAAGTTTAATTTACTGATATTTAGATAATTCGAAGGCTTGTAATAATCGCGTCCGTTATTAACATTGTTTTTATCTTGTACGGTTTGGTTATTTTCAGTTTTTGAATAGTTGCCATCTATAAATACATTGATAGTGCCGCCACCGATATCATTTATTACAATACCGACATGTACCCATCTTTGTAAAGGTATATATTCTATCTCTATACCTGTTACTGCACCGGTTCTATTATCAATCATGAAATTTGATTCGCTCGAATCAAACTTTAGATCAGTTCTATCATCTTTATTCATCGGAAATCTTACTTGTAGCTTATTTTTATCATCTTTTAATCTAATATATATCGTTGAATCTTTGACTTCATAATCGCTTCCCGCATTTTTCTTCGCTATATGAGCGACATGTCTATATGTACCGCCTGCAGCACCGATATCAAAGATATATATCCAGAAACAATATGTTCTTTTGTTCCCGTTTCCGCTTTCTAATTTTTGCGTGAATGGGTATACTCTGTGTTCAGTGCATATTATCGGCATTTCAGTTCCCGGTATTAGTATTTTTTGCTGATTTATAACTGTGTCTGTTATAATATAATACAAGATATAGCATACGAATGCTGCGATAACAAGAAGGACGACTATTAAATATAGTGAACTTGAGCTGTCGGACATAGCGTTCATTATAGCATCCTTGGTATTTTCCACTGATATATTACTTACAGCCGTAGATACTATTTGAGTACTCGCAGATATAGCCTCAGACCCTTTATTTACTACTCCGTTATTCATTATACCTTCCTTAGAACTGCTTACAAAATCAGATAAGCTATCTTTGACATTATCAAGAACACCCTTGTTAGCTTCAGCAACTACCCCGCTCATATTTATTTGATTATCTATTTAAAGGAAATAAATTTTCTATTGCATAAATTAATATGATAGTTTGAAACTTGATATAAAGGAAAATTATTGCATTTATAGGTTTGCTTAATATTCTTCTTTTGCAAAGATAAATAGCTTAGCATTTTAGTGAATTTACCTATGTTTGATACAGCGCCCTTTTTGTATTTTAATAATGATAAATAATAAACATTTGATGCAAATATGGTAATACATGCCTCGTTATTGTTTTTAAACATATAATAATCATATAGACACATAACCTCTATAAAGTTATTGTAATACTCTATTTTATTTTTTAGCGATATTTTGCGATTTTCCAATTCTATTATAATATTTTCGTGAAATTTGAGGGGTATCATCCACGGATCCTTATTAATTATGCGGATAACCTGATTCCTGTCAAATATATTCAAGTATAATATATTAATATCACAATCATTCTCTATGTGCTCTTCGTATAATATCTCATTGCTATCTTTTTTAACATCGCAGAATATCTTCTCCATATTCCCATTAGAAATCTTATATAAATGCTCTAACTGTTTCTTAGAATGCAGATCAGTATGACCGTCATCGTGTATCATACCTATTACATCTTCTTTCGTGGGAACGACAATGTCATATATCTTACAGTTTTTCTTAATATCTCCTATCTTTTTAATAATCTCGTTATTAGATATACATATTATAGGGATATTTTTAATTTTACCATCAGTTAATATTTTTAGAAGCGTAGTATTAATAGTTTTATCCGATATATAGATACAATCAAAATTATCAATTACAATTACCTTGTTTCTTATGTTCCCAGTTAATACCTGTAATAGCGAGGATGTCGCGCTTTTAAAAATGACATCATTCAATTGCTCCGAATTAAAGCAATTATTATTGTTAATATTTATAATCTCATAATTTAAATAGTCGCATATTTTATTTATAGAATATGTTTTACCTACACAAGTTTTACCCGTAACTATAATACAGCTGTCCGTAGAAATCTTCTTTTTATAATTAAAATCGCGCAGCCACGATATTATGCTACTATATATCTCCTTATTACCACACAATCCCTTCATAATTTCATCGCCTCTGTTCCGGTCATCGCCCGGCCCTTCACAATTTAACTCATGAATTACAAGATT